CGCAGGCGCTGGGGTATGTCATCCCCGAATACATCTTCATCCTGCTTGGCGCGGCTGGTTTCGGCACTGTTCGATCTGCCATCGGTCGCTGATAGTTCTGGGGCATCGCTTGGAAGTCTCGATGCCCCAGATTAATTAACGATCCGCTGGCTCTCGTTCAGGCTTGGCTTCGATGGCCAGCATCTCTGCCTGTGCGTCTATGCGCCTGGCGATCATGCCTAAGTCATAAGGATCGATGGTTTCGCCAGCCTCAAGCTCTGTGACGAAGAATCGCACTTGCTCTGCGATTTTATTTAGCGAATGAACGTGGCCCTCAACCATTTCATCAGTCACCACCGGCTGCATTGCGGCGATGGCTGCTTGGGCAAGGTGCCAAGGTGTCCAGTAACCGTCAGGCATTTCCTCGGCTACCATGCTATGCGGCCCGTCCCAGCGAACACCCCAGCGGCCTAGCGCCACCGCTTCCGCCTGATCCAGCTTGGCTGCGTTCTCGGGGTCAACGGTCATCGGTCGGGCCTTTCAGGGCTTGGTACGCAACCAGCGACCGCTCAAACTGGTCGGCTAGAGTCTCGGCTGCTTGCCAGAGGGAGGCTCTTGGTTTCATAGCCCCGCGCCCTCTCAACCACAGGATAGCGGCGCGACGTCCTTCGTTCTGTCCTTGGACACGCATAGCCGCCACCTCAGCCTCAAGGGCTGCGATGCGCTCTTGCACGGCAAGCACAACCGCACTGCCTTCGGCGGGCAGGCTATAGTCCCCGGCTTTCTGGCGCAGAAAAGCATCAATATCGGGTTCTGGCTCAGGCTGCGGATTGCGTTCTGCTATTGCGATCCTGCGGTCTAGTTCGGCTTTCAACTTAGCCTCCGGTGTCACCACGGGCTGCATTGCGGCGATGGCTGCTTGAGCGATTATGGCCAGCTCGGACGTTGTAAGCGCACAGGCAAGAACATCGCTTTCCACGGTGTCAAAAATAGCGTTGCCGATAGCGTTCCTCACCGCTTCCACGACATCCGGCGTGGTTCCATCGGTTGGATCGGGCCGAAGTGGTGCAGCGTCGTGCTGGGGCTGCCCGGTCATGGGAAGTTACCCCCTACTGGGTTAGGCAGACCGACAGGTGCAGCGGTGCCTACGGTCGCGCCCACGGGCACAGCGTCACCGGTCCAAGGGCTTTCGTTCATCGGGCCACGGCAGTCGGCCAGCCGCACACCATTGACTTTGCGCGGGCGCACCACGCAAGGGAAGCTCCACATGTTGCTCATGCCGCCTCCGGGTGCTGCGGTAGTGGTAAAGGTCCGCTTGACGGATGGCAGCACGGCCCAGTTGGGTAGCTGCGGATAGCTTTGCGCGTTCGAGAACAGCGACCAGACAGTCTTAGGTGTGCCGTCCGGGCTGTCGCACGATCCGTTCATCAGGCTTAGGTCTGCTATGCTAGGCCCACGCAGCACCGGGCAGACAGATACGCCCGCCTGAAACTCTTTGCCGTTAACCTTGACGGTTTCGCCGGGGATGGCGACTGTCGGGCTGCTGGCGCACAGTGCGTATGGTTTATAGCAGATAGCCAGCGCAGGACTGGCGATGGCCGGTGTTGAGGTCGATGCAGCCATGATGGCTGCTAAGGTTAGGTATCTCATGCGTCGTTCCTTTTATAGACCATCCCGGCGTCAAGCCAGTTAGCTAGGGTTGTGGCTGTACTTTCGTCCATGCCGCGCAGCCATGCGGCGATCTTGTCACGCTCGGCGGCGCGTATGTCCTGCTCGGCTCTGCCGATCCACAGGTGGACCTGTTCCTGCACATAGTCGGGCGCGCTCATGCTGCTAGTCCTCTCGCACTACATACTTGCCGCATCATCAGCGGGGTGAAGCCCCAGATGCGCATGGCTTGGCTGTAGTCCTGCGTGGCGCGCTTCAAATCGCTGTCCAGCACTGCTAGTTGGCTTGCCAGCTTGTCACGTCTCGCGAACAGTGCAGCGGCGCGCTTGGCTGCGGTTGTTGCGGGGTCAGTCATGGTTAGCAACCTTCTTGACGAATCGGCCATTGCGACCGCGCTTTGGCTTCCAGGTGCGGAGATTGTTCAGCAACACTACGTTTGCGATGAGGCTGATCCCGAGTGCAATCAAAAGAATATCGTTCATGTTCCTACTCCCTTTTTTATGATTTTAAGCTGGGATCATCACCCAGATGGCCCAGAAGATGATTGGAAATCCGATGGCGAAGATGGCTCCGCCGATCATCTCTGATCGCGGCATGGTCTTGATGAGTTCAATTGCGGCCTTCATTGTCAAACTCCTTTATGGCTTTGATGAGCATCATGCGCGCTTGCGCCGATAACGAGCGATGTTCTTGCATGGCAATGTTGGCGATCTTATCGCGCAACTCAGGCTCAATGCGGACGGTCATGTAATCTTTAGGTGGCATCAGAAATTCCAAGGTTTGGCGTTGTATTGTGCAGCGATTGCTCGTGCGGCTCGTTTCCCATCGACCTTATGCTCGGCAATGAAATGGCGGCGACCGTTTTCAATGACTCTGATGGCGATCGTGCCATCATAGCGCTTGGTCGGTGCGGTATAGTCTGCGATTCTGGTCATGTCGGTAACTCCGGTTTGCCTTGTTTATGTGGTGATTATTACCACAACCTCCCGCATCAGCAAGGAAAAAAGTATACCAGAGAGAATTATTTTTCAGCGCGCTCAAAAAAGGCTCTAACCTGCGCTTTTGCGTCATTTGCGCCGTGGCAAATGAGACAGGTGTGGCCGACGCCTTCGAGGTATTCAATCCAGTCTCGCTGCTCTGGCGAGAGCCGACCGCCTTTGAGCCGCTTCATCTCGATCCATAGATGCCAAGCTGGCACAAACAGATCGGGGACGCCTGGGCTAACGCCTTCCACCTTCAGTCGCCCAGCCGTCGCCATGGATCGGAACCCGCCATTTGGAATAGCGAAGATCCGCACTGGTCGATAGGTGATCCGAAACCACCTGACCAACTCGCGCTGCTCCTCGTGTTCGGTGGGGATGCGGTCTAGTGTCATGACGCACCAATCTCCTTGTGGCGTTGTTTATGGCACGGCTGACAAAGCCACATAACATTTAGAGGTTTGTCGTAGTCTTCATGATGCGCCACAGTTTTTAAAGCGCCACACCTGCAACATAGTTGCCTTATTAACTTTCCATTTTTAACGGCTGCAAAAACAGCGTTGTGTGCTTTTTGCCTGCGCTTATCTTCTGCTCGCCACATCCTATTTATCTCAATATTGGCTTTAATGCGCTCAGGCCGCTTTCCTCGATCCCTGTCATATTGTCTGATTTTTTTGATATTTTTGATGCGATGTTCCATGACGTCATTTTTCGTGCAATCTTTGCATTTATTTAAGTGACCATCGGCCATTCTAGAATGCTTATAAAATTCAGATAATTGCTTCGTCTCAGAGCATTTAAAACAGACCTTTTCCATAATCGCCTCCTTCAATGAATGACGATTACCATTTCTAACTTCAAAACGGAATAGATTGCTCCCATTTGTCGCAGTTGCCTACGCTGTTCACAAACTCGGCTGGCGGATAGGTGCCGAAGATAAAGCACTCGCCGCGTCCGCCGAAATGATCGCAGGTATGGCAGCACTGCGGTGGGCCAACTTTCCTCCATTCCTCGTATTGGATCAGAAAGTCTGGCTTTGGCGGTCTAGTCATTATCCCAACTCCTTCGCGTCACTCGGTAATATTTACCATCTCGGCGGTATCGGATCACGCCAGGGCAAGCACCAGCATTCAATCGATCTGCCCATTCCTCAAGCGTGTTGGCTCCGGTAAAGATCGTGCCAGCCTTCTCAGCAATAGACACCACTGCATTAAGCGCCTTCTCGCCGGCATAGCCCTCATGCGTCACCGGAAAATACTCGACCACGCTGGGATCGGATAACCCGCCATAATACGACACCGCCAGCATATCCTTTCCGCTGGATCGGCTGGTGTGCTTGCGCCAGTTCCAGTCGGTCAGGGCCATCTCTGTAGCGTCCAGGCCCATGATGTCGTCGTCGCGCAGCTTTAGCTTCTCACGCTCAGGCTCAGGGAATGCCGCTCCGCAGGCTGGGCAGATTTTGGCGCTGATGTGGACCAGCTCGCCGCAGTTGTCGCAGACCTTGACCGGAGCCTCGCCATTGCCTTCGCCCTTGGGCTTGTTAGGATTGATCGCCGTAATCGGACCATGTGTGGCCACAACGCCTGCAAAGTCCAGCACCAGGCAATGATCGGTGTGGCTCTTAACCCTCATCCCTCGACCAGCCATCTGCACATAAAGGCTTGGCGACATGGTTGGCCTGAGCATGGCGATCAGGTCCATGTCGGGATAATCAAATCCGGTGGTCAGGACATTGGCATTGGTCAATGCTCGCAGCCTCCCAGACTTGAAGTCGGTCAGTATCCGCTCACGCTCGGCTGGTGGCGTTGTCCCGATCACGCAGGCAGCAGCGATCCCATGAGCATTCAGCACCTGGGCCACCGCCTCGGCATGGTGGACGCCAGCGCAAAAGAACAGCCATCCAGACCGATCACCGGCCAGATCGATCACCTCACGCACAACCCGCAAATTGTTCTCGTCGGTGTCAACAGCAGCCTGCAACTCGCTCTCGATGAACTCACCGCCTCGCTTGTGGACGCCAGTCGTGTCCAGAACGGTTCTCGTGATCTTGCTCCGCAGCGTTGAAAGGTAGCCCTTGTGGATCAGCTCCTCGATGCTGACCGGCTCAATCAGAGCATGGAACAGCGCAGGCGCATCGGTGATTAGACCATGCCCCAGCCGATATGGGGTGGCAGTTAAACCCACCACACGCAGCGCAGGATTGATCGCCTTCAGCGCGGCCAAGAATGTCCGATAGCCGCCTTCATCCTTGTGGCTGACCAGATGGCACTCATCAATAATGCAGAGATCAATGTGGCCGACCTGAGAAGCGCGGCTCCTGATCGACTGGATTCCGGCAAACGTAATCGGCTCGTCAAGGCGCTTTGATCGCAGCCCAGCCGAATAGATGCCCATCGGTGCGCCAGGCCAGTGCAGGCGCATCTTCTCGGCATTCTGGCTGATAAGCTCCTTAACGTGCGTCAGCATCAAGATCCGCGTCTCAGGCCAGTTCTGGATCGCGTCCTTGCAAAGCGCAGCCACGATGTGACTCTTGCCAGCACCCGTCGGCATAACCACGCATGGGTTGCCTTTGTTACCAGCCGAGAACCACGCATAGAGCTGGTCGATGGTGCGTTGCTGATAGTCTCTCAGCATTAGCCCACCACCTCCGCACCATCAAACAGCGCCTTGGCTGCTTCGACCATCGGATCTCCGCAGGCAGATGGGTTGGCCACGATCTCGCGGCTCTTGTATCCTTTTGCTCCGTTCTCGATCACACGATCACCAATGCGCCACATGACGCTCAGGCCATCTTCGCTGGCGATCATCGGCCAGGGAACCAAGTCAGGGTGCAGGATGTGGTCGTCGCAGCCTTCATGCTGGAACTCGACCGGAATGCCATCAGCCTCATGGCGT